TTTAATTACAACTTGTCAGAATAGAGGAGATGCAATTGCAGTAGTTGACGTAGCAGCGTACGGAGCAGTTATAGGAACAGTAACAAATAACGCCAAGACCTACAACAATAGCTATGCAGCTACTTACTGGCCATGGCTTCAAACAATCGATCCCGACACAGGTAAAGCAGTATTCGTACCAGCTTCTACAATGATCCCAGGAGTATATGCTTATAACGATTCCGTAGCAGAGCCTTGGTTTGCACCTGCAGGTATCAATAGAGGTGGATTGTCTACAGTAACACAAGCTGAAAGAAGACTTTCACAAACAGATAGAGACACTCTATATACTTCTAACGTCAACCCAATTGCAACCTTCCCTGGAACAGGAGTAGTTGTATACGGTCAGAAGACATTGCAAAAAGCAGCATCTGCTTTGGACAGAGTAAACGTAAGACGTTTGTTAATTGCTTTGAAGAGTTATATCTCCCAAATTGCTAACAACCTTGTGTTCGAGCAAAACTCAATTGCAACTAGAAACAACTTCCTAGCACAGGTTAATCCTTATCTAGAATCAGTACAACAAAGACAAGGTTTGTACGCTTTCAAAGTAGTAATGGACGATAGCAACAACACACCTGATGTAATCGATAGAAACCAATTAGTTGGTCAAATCTACCTACAACCTACCAAGACTGCTGAATTTGTATTGTTAGACTTTAATGTTTTACCAACAGGAGCAACCTTCAGCTAAAAAACAGGAACGTAGATATTTATAAACGATAAACATAGAATACCATGGCAGTATTAGATCCAAATGAAATATTTTTCACAGCGTTTGAACCAAAAGTAAAAAACCGCTTTATTATGTACGTAGATGGAATTCCATCCTATGTAATTAAAAAGATAGGTGCTGTTGGCGTAACAATGGATGAAATTATACTTAATCATATCAACGTATACCGTAAGATTAAAGGAAAGGCTAAGTGGGATGATATCGAAATGACACTTTTCGATCCAATCACACCTTCAGGAGCCCAAGCAGTGATGGAATGGGTACGTCTTCATCACGAATCAGTGACAGGTCGTGATGGTTACTCCGACTTCTACAAGAAAGACGTAACAATCAACGTACTAGGCCCAGTAGGAGACGTAGTTTCTGAGTGGGTGATCAAAGGTGCTTTCATCAAATCAGCAAAGTTTGGAGACTACAGCTGGGACGATGATGCCGCAGCTCAGGAGCTGACAGTAAACCTAGGAATGGACTACTGTATCTTGAACTTCTAATTTACAATCAAACTTACAAACAAAAGCCTCCTACCAAGTGTGGGAGGTTTTTTATTTTATGATGATATTTATTTAAAATGTTATATTAAATAAGATTATGGAACAAAAATTTAAGTTACCGACAGAAACAATCGAACTCCCATCCAAAGGTCTATTATACCCAGAAGAGAACCCGCTATCAAGTGGTAAGTTGGAAATGAAGTACATGACAACAAAAGAGGAAGACATCCTAACAAACCAAAACTACATTAGACAAGGAGTTGTTATCGACAAGCTACTGCAATCAATGATTGTTAGCGATATCAACTACGACGATTTACTGATAGGCGACAAAGATGCAATTCTAATTGCAGCTCGAATCTTAGGATATGGTAAAGATTATAAAGTAGAATTTGAACATCCTGAAACAGGAAAGACACATTCCTACACTGTTGACTTAACAACGATAAAAGAGAAACCTGTGGCAGTTGAGTTGGAAAAAGCAGATAAATTAAATGAGTTTGCTTTCACACTACCGAACACTAAAACAGATATCACCTTCAGACTTCTAACTCACGGACTTGATAAGCAAATTGATAAGGAACTAGCAGGGTTAAAGAAGATAGACAGCAACAGAAGTGCTGAAGTATCCACACGATTAAAGTATATGATCACATCAGTAGGAGGATCGAGAGAAGCAAAAGACATCAGAGAGTTCGTAGACAACTACCTACTAGCAATGGACTCAAGAGCACTCAGAGAACACATGGGTAAGATTACTCCAGGAATGGATCTTACTTATACCTTCGAATCAGATGGATACGTGGAGGAGGGCGTACAGTTACCAATTGGGGTAGACTTTTTTTGGCCTAACTCCTGAGTATAGAGCTTTAGTTTTCTCACAAATTCACGACATCGTATTTCACGGCAAGGGAGGATACGATTGGGAAACTGTATACAATTTTCCACTATGGTTGAGAAGATTTACATTCCAGAAGATACAAAATTGGTACGATAAGAAGAAAGATGATACTGAGGATGTTGTAGAGCAAACTCGAGCAAATATACAAAAAGCAGGATTTGATCGCTCTTCTAAGTCTCCTAAGTCTACTAAGATCCAAGCACCGGACTATGTACTAAAAAGCAAATAGTTTATATTTATATACATAAACGCATTACATGGCAACGGAAGCAGAGGTAAAAAAGTTAATAGACGATTTAAACAAAGCCAGAAAGGCTGCAGGCGATACACTGCAGCATGCGTTTGATGCTGCTACCTTTGCGGCTGGTCCTAAGAAGTATTTCGATGACTTATCGAAAGAGTTAATTAATTTTAACAAAAATCTTAAAACATCTTTAACAAGTTTAGATGAAATAGCAAGGTCCTGGCAAAGGATAACAGACCAAGTAAAAGAAAACAATACCCTACTACAAGGGGATGCTAGATACGCAGAGGCATCCAGACAAGCTTATAGTAGGATCAATGGCATAATCTCTCAGATAGCAGATCACGCAACGAGTGTGAACGAGCTATCAGCAGCACAACTAAGGCTAAAAAGAGCAGAACTAAAGGAGGAAAAAGAACTCCTAGTTGCTACAATGAAGCGAGTTAATGAGGAGACTGAGGCAGGAGCTGTGCGTAAAAGAGAGTTGGAGGAAGAAATCCGACTAATAGACGAAGCAGCAGAGAAGACTACTGAGTTAATCAAAGAGCAGGTAAACCTAAACAAGTATCTTAAAAATCAAACCAAAGAGATTGAAAACTCGTTGGAAAAGATGATCACAAGTAAGCTTGAAGCAATATCACTAACCAATGTGATGAAGGTGTACTGGAATCAGATGATGCTCATCAGCGATCTAAGTTATAAAAACCAAACACAATTAGGACTAACTGCCGATGCTGCTGGAATGCTAACTGAAAATATACGACAAGCTTCTATGAATATGAAGAATGTCGATTTCGAGGAAGCAGTAAATAGCAATCTACAACTCAACGAGCAATTAGGAACCGCTATACAGTTCTCTGATCAAATGATAGAGAGCCAATCTAAGCTACAAACCCTACTAGGATTATCAGCAGAGGAAGCAGCTAAGATGGGAGAATACACCATCCTAACAGGTAAGAGTCAAGACGACATTACCAAAGCGATGGGTAAATCTGTAGATAAGACACTGAACCAGAAGAAAGTCTTATCAGAAGTACTTAAAGTAGAAGGACAACTAGCTGCGCAGTATAAAAATGATCCAATCCTCCTAACGAAAGCAGTTAATACTGTGACAAAGTTAGGAATGACTTTACAGCAGGCAGCAGGGGCAGCTAATAAGCTGTTGGATTTTGAATCAAGTATTGGAAACGAATTAGAAGCTGAACTACTTACAGGAAAAGATCTAAACCTAGAAAAAGCAAGATATCTCGCACTACAAGGTGACTCAGCAGGAGCAGCTAAAGAGTTAATGAATCAAGTAGGAGGTTTGGCAGAGTTTCAAGACATGAACGTCCTACAGCAGAATGCATTAGCACAATCAGTAGGAATGACTACAGATCAACTAGCTGACTCTCTAAAAAAAGAAGAAGAACTTAGAAGGATCCGATTAGACCCTAAACAAGGAGCTGCAGCAGTAACCAAAGTACAAGAGTTAAAAAAAGCAGGTCAGATAGCAGAGGCAAACGCTCTACAAGAAGCTTTAGCAAATGGACAGAGTCTTGATATGGCACAAAAAGAATTAACAGCCAAAGACGAAATGGTAAAGATCCAAAAGAAGTTTGCTACCGCATTTACAATGTTCTTTGCAAGTCCTGCAGTTAAAGCTTTAGGGTGGGTACTTAATCAAATATCAACTTTTGTTGCAAGTGATTTTGGAAAATGGGCATTGGGATTGGCAGGAGGAGCAGGAGCCCTACTTGCAGTAGGTGCAGGAGTTATTGGAGCTATTCGAGCAGTGAAGAATCTATTTTTTGGAAAACGAGGAGAGAATGAAAGCCGACCTCTATTTGTCCGCATGGTAGGAGGGATGACAGACTTCTTAACTGGAGGCAAGAAAAAAGGAGGAGGCGGTGGTGGAAGTGCTTCAATGGACTTAGGAGGAGAAGGTGGACTAGCAGGACTGTTTAAAAAAGGTAAAAAAGGAAAGGGAGGATTTTTCAAAAACGTAATGTCAAGCATCGCTTCTAACGTTTTAGGAATGGATGTAGGAGGAGAAGGTGGAGGAGATGCCGGAGGCGGTGGTGGAGGCGGTGGAGGTGGTCCATTAACTAAATCCGGAAAACCTGATATGCGATACAAAGCAAATAGAATGGCAGCAGCTGGAGGAGGAATGGCAGACGATGCCGCAGGAGCAGTAGCAAAAGCAGGAGGAGGAGGTGGATTCTTAGGTAAAGTTGGAGGTTTTTTTGGAGGATTAACTAAGAAGGCGGGAGGGCTTCTGGGTAAGCTCAATCCAATGAGCTACCTCAAAAAACTTTTTACCGATAAAGGTTTGTTAAAAAAATTACTATCCAAATTGCCAAAAATAGGAAGCATTGCAAACTTAGCAATGACAGCATACGACCTATACAGCAAAGGAAGTTCAGCAGCTGAGATGAAAGAACAGGGAGCATCCTACCAAGACATTGGAAAACAATTGATAATGACCGTAGGAGATTTGGGAGGAACGTTGCTAGGGGGATTGCTAGGAACAGTTGTACCAGGAGCAGGTAATCTCATAGGCGGAATGTTAGGAGGGTTAGCAGGAAGCAGCTTAGCAGGTTTGATAGCAAATAACGTTAATGCTGAGGGATTAGGTAAGTCGGTAGTTGATATATTTGGATCAGGAGGAGGTCCACAACCTAAGAAAATGGCCAAAGGTGGAATTGTTACAACTGCAACTACTATTACAGCAGGTGAGGCAGGAGCTGAAGCAATCATACCTTTAACAGGACCAAGAGGCCCTGCACTGCTAAACAAAGTAGCGTCTGCAGGTGGAGGATCAAGCTCAGACATGGTAGCGGAACTAAGAGCTATAAAAGTACTTATGCAACAAATTTTAAATAAAGAAGGTAATGTAACACTTGATGGAGTTAAAGTAGGAACAGCTTTAAGCATCAGTGCTAGAAAACTTCAATAACTTAGATATTTATCATAAAATATATTATGGGACTGTACGATAAATTAACAGGGCAAGGATCTACTCTATCTATTACAGGAGACGGATCAACTCCAAATACAAATCCACTTGCTACTAAAGCATCTACAATGCACGCAGACAACAATACTGCAGGCTACTCACTAAGTGGAAAAAACTTTAGCTTAGTTAACTCACAATACCAGCAGTACGTTGATGGAGTACCTAACCTACTTCCGCAACCTTCTGT